TAGTTTTAATATGTCAGTTCCCAGAGATGGTGTTTCTAGTGCCGCTTCCGATAATGATTTTGAATCAATGTTTGAGTTTAATAACGCTAAACATAATAACGGTACTGAGTTAGTAACTAGAATAGGACCAAAAGATGCTCTTCAGAAATCTTTTAGTGAGGCAGTGTCTAACGGTATATCATTCTCCTTAGGTGTAGTAAATGCTGAAATAGGAATACTTGAAGGTTATAAAATATTTGCTAATAGCACTTCAAAAAACTACTTAGTATTACAAGGAGATGAGACAAACACAGACGCAGTCTTAATCAAAGATAAACTAGTTCAAGATGGAGGTAACATAATACAGACTGGAACAGGAGAGCCTTTAACAAAAGACTTTTCGTCAATAATCACACACGGTACAGGTAATCCTACTGACCAACAGAATTACGGTAACTGTGGAATAGTAAAAGTTGGAGATACTATAACAGTGGTACAAGGATCATCATCGACAACTCCCAATCCTGGATTAGGTATAACAGATAGCACACTAAAAGGAGTTATCAGTGTTCTTGATGCCACTGATAATACTAATCTTGAGTCATATAATAAAAAAATCGGAGGTTCCTTAACTGCAGATTTTATTGGCGTATCTGCAAGTGATATTAAAGTAGTAGGTAATTACGCTTACATTGCTCACAATACTCTTAAGTATGATTATAATTATAGTGGTTCCACTACTACTCATGACAACGTTGACTTAACTATTCTAGATTATTCAACGTTTAAAGACCAATCCGCATCTAATGGCTTTAAACGAGTAGCGAGAGTGCTAAAAGGTGCGACTCACGGAAGTGAGAATAGACGTTTACATAGAATAGAAATAGTAGGAAGCATTGCAATCGCAAGTAGCCAGGCTCTTAGAAATTTTGGCGATCCAAACACTAGCTTCCCACCTAACAATTTTAATAATAGCGATCATAACATACATGCATTTGACGTATCTAATCCAAAAGAAAAAGGAATCTTGCCATTAAAATCCGCTGCTTTAGGAGCAGGTCAAGGCGCCTTTCATTCTTTAGACCTTGCAGTAAAAGGAAGGTATGTATACACTATGGGATTAGCTTTTAGTGAAGTAGGAACGGCTAATGCTGACTTATCATATAAGCAATTTGTTTATAGATCACTTATTAACGACGTGTCCGACTCTTCTTATCATCATAGAACTGTCCCAGGGGATATGTACGTATCTACAGCTACAGCTAACGTAAATTCAGTAAACCATAACAACGGAACTATTAGTAAATTTGGATCCATATCTATTAATGGTAGACATCTATACTCAATGTATAGAAACCAAATTCACGTTATAGACATTGAAGAGAGCAACTTTCCCGGTGCATCTATCGATACCATGCCTGTTGTTAAGTCTGATACTTTTTCTAGTAACGTCAATATAAGATCTATGGATTCTAAGATAGTTGGGAATTCTTTATACATTTTGTATTCTATAGCAGGCGGTTCCCCAGGTACTGCCGGCTATGCATATGACACTTCAGGATCTTCTGGTGTAATAAAAATGGACATTAGAACTCCTGAGAGTCCAGTAGAAGTATGGGATAAGGAGATCAGTGGATGTACAGCCGCAAGTAGAATGACAATAGATGGTAATCATATTTATGTAGCTCAGTCGCTTGCAGCCACAAACCGAGTATTTACTCTTGAAATCGACGGTATCGTTGCAGATCATATTGATACTGGATACGTTAGCGCAAATAAAGTTCAAACTGAAGAAGTTCAAACTAGTGCTATAAACGCAGTAGCTGTTAATTCTGACGAGATTCACACTAGAGAGCTTAGTGCTGAAAAAGTTAGAGTTCAATATGGAACCGATCCTTCATACTTAATGAGCATGAACTATATTGGAGTTCCAGTAGGGGGAATAATTATGTGGTCTGGAAACGAGTCTGATATAGGAAATTCTAATGGGGATCTTTGGAATTTTATAGAATGTAACGGTATTGGAACTATTCCATCTACAGTAACTGATCCAGAAGGGCGATTAGTCTCAACTTTATATGGAGGCTCTAGTGTTCCTAACTTAAAAGGTAGATTTGCTATTGGAAACGATGAAGGGGGAAATGAATATGAAGTTGGAGAAACTGGAGGAAGTACTACTATAACGGATGAAAACTTACCGATGCATACTCATGATAGCGGATCTCTAGAAACTGGAAATAGTCCAGGAGATAATGAAGGAGCTCACCTACATACGATAAATACTGGTAGAGATACAACCAACAATACAGAAGGCGGTGGTCCAAAAAGAACAGATGGGAACGCATTTGGAACCGCGGAATTTGGTGATACCGCTAATTATAAAACAGGTACTCATAGAATAGATGGTTCAAATGAAGGTGCACACCAACATAATATTCATGGAGATACTGGAGACGGTGAATTTGAAAATACTCAATTCCTGCCTCCATATTACGTAGTTACTTATATTATGAGAGTAGCTTAAATAGCTATTTTTTTAATATCTCGATCATTAGTTAACCAAGTCTGAATTCTATAAGTATCTATGCCTGACCATTTTGACTCATGTATGTGAGTCCAATATGGTGGAAAGAATACAATAGTTCCTTCTTCTAATGGAACGCTTATATCCAAATGTGGAAACTCTAAAGTATCACCAGTTCCTGACAGTGATATCACCAATGTTCCAACTCTATATCTTACGCTAGTTCTTTTAACTAATGTAAATTCTATTCCATCTGAGTGTAGTTGAGTTGGACCTATTACTTTTCTAAGTTCATATCCAGAATCCGCTAAATTATCTAATATTGCATTTGACACGCTGTCATCTTTTCTCATGAATACATCTACCGCTTTGCCTACTGCTTTAAATATTAGATCATCTATTTCTTTAAACTCTTTTTTATCTGACATATGAGATAAAGGTCTACCCATAGAATTAGTATTATATCCTTTTTTTGGCTTATTCGTTTTAAACTCATCTATATTATCCTCTATGAAATCAATTATCTTTTTACATTCTCCTGAGTCTAACAATTTAGCCGTCATTATATGGTAACCATGTTTTGTAACTTCCATGTTTAATTTTTTATATTATAGATTTTAATGCAAACGGAACTATCCGGTCTCTCAATAGGACTTCCCTAAGTTCCTCTAAAATAGTAGGGTCAAAATTATTTTTTTTATCAAATGCCCTATAGAATACTACACTATTAGACACTGCATTTATTAATTCTTTAGGATCCTCAATATGTTTAGTATGTGATATAAAACACACGTTTACACCAGAGTCCATTCGTTTAAGTTCAGGGTTCCCTGATTCTATTGCTGATTTTAACAACGCATCGTCTTCACCTTCCTTTAACTTAAGAGTTTGAACAAACTTTAAATTGTGAGAAAATTTATATCTACCGTCAAACCTAAGCTTCCACACATCATATTTATTATCACTGATATTATTTCTAACGATAAATATTTCTTTTTGAGTATGCGTGTGCTTATTTAGATAATACATCTTACAGTCATCTAATGTAGTCAACATCAAATCTAAATAATCAATTAAGAGTGATACTAGAACATAATTTGAATTTCTAAATATTTCTATCATGTCAGATGGTAGATCATACATATCCTTTAAATGCTCACGTATCTCACTTAACTTAGGACTCTTATCTATATTATTCATCTTAGTATCATAAATCTTTCCATTTATAGCAAGATTATTTAGATTCAAAGAATGAAATAGTATTTCGTAAAACCTGTCGGTATTTCCTTGGTTTAACAGTTCTCGGTATTCTTGGTTTGCTGCAAGTAGTACATATTTGTAATATTCAGCATCTAAACCACTGCTAGTCCCTTTAGTAATCCACAGTGGATCTAGCACTTCTCTATCTTTCATATAATTTTTTTACCGAAAAAAACTATTCAGTTTAAGTTTTACTTTAAGAATAAATAATAAAAAGATAATTTTCGCAGATTAATGGCAAAAACAACCATAAAATTATTAATTGATTCAGCTAAAAATTCAATATCATACAGTAAAAATTATAGAATTTATACTACAGCTGAACCTATAACCGGAATAACCGGCTTTACTGACTTGGTAGAGGACGTTGTTATCGGATCACCTAGTACTGTAAGTCTGAGTAATCTAAATAGATTTATTAGATATTCTAGAAATAAATCAGACTGGTCCCTGTGGTATGATATTAGTCCATCTGACTTAGGGGAGGCAGATGATATCGTATTTGAAGAATGTTCTAAATTTTACTTTGAAGTAAAATACGAATACGATGACGGTACCATCAGTGAACTTGACGGAACATTAGAAATTAATGAAATAAAATTAAGATTCTCTCAGCATTCTACGGTAGATAATACATTCTCTCCAGTGATACTTTGCTCTGATGAAAAATGTAAGACCTTAATAGCTAATGCAAATCCTACTTTTAAACCATATGAAGTAGACAGCGCAATAGGAATGTACAAAGAGTTGTCTTTTTACACTAACTCTATGTTTGGACACTGCGTGGTATATTTTAGAACAGTGCCTGAATCAGATAGCGGAGATTATGTATTTAAAGAATGGACTCTATTTAAAAACGTAGATAGAAAATGTTTAAAGGTATTGGTTCCTGATAATAATTTTCCTTCAAATGATCCTAAATTTAATCAATTTGGATTAGACTTTGAAATGCCATTTGAGATTCACATAGACAATCTCTACTATAAATCTATATTCGGTAACGATGCTATACCTAGACATAGGGACTTTTTATATTTTCCGCTTATTAATAGAATGTATGAAATACAGGGAAGTTATTTACACAGAGGATTTATGATGCAGCCGACATTTTGGAAAATTACGCTTAAGAAGTATAATCCTAATATTGACATGTTGCTTACTGATGATTCTAGGCACTTCCTAGATAATGTAGTTCAGTCATCTGATGATCTATTCAAAGAGGAGATTGAAGATGATATAAAGGACGCTACTATGCCTAAGCAATACCAAACAATATCTCAAAGATTTGACTCTTCTAGAAATGCTATACATCCTGATCTTAGATTAAGACCTTTAAAGTATAACTTTAATCACGCATCCTTAATTGAAAATTATTATGATCTTAGTGCAATAACTAGTGTAAATTCTATTTATAAATTAACTAATGATTCTACTGCAAAGGCAAATAGTATAAATTTAGTGAATATACCTAGTATGGTCAAAGGAGATCAGTCGAGTTATAATACAATATTAGCATATCAAGGTAGCGACCTGTTTACCCTATGGAAGAATAACGCATTGATAACTACAGATAAAAATGTAAAAACTACACTTTCTAAGTTTATTAAAGTTAGGGCACCGTATGATACGTTACCAGATCACGACGGTCAATCTGATTCAGGACGATACATAAGAATAGAAGCATATTCAGACCTGTCGTTCAGCAATCAAAAAAATATATTAACAGATACTGATGCCAGCTCTAATGATATTGTTACATTTAAAATAAGAGAATCATCTATAGTGTATAACGCAACTCCAACCTTTAATAATACTGATGTTAGGAATTTATCGTTTACTGCCCTATTTAATCTTAATACTTCAAGTAGCGTAGTTCATTTTATAAATGGATACGATAATGAAACAAGTAAAGGTATTAAAATAAGCGGTCAGTTTGTTAAAAACTCAGGCGATGCGACAGATGGTACTTTTACTATTACATTGACAGTAAACGGAGCCAGTCAAACTCACTCTATATCAAACTTCAAAACTGGAGAATGGCACGGAATAGTTGTTTCCTTATCTAACGAATTTAATCAAAGTGGAATATACATATATTCTATACTGGAGGATCCTGCTGATATGAATAACCATACGGATTTTGTTAGAGTATTTGAAAATCAGGCATCTTTCACTACTGCTGAATTTAATCTTGGAGGAAAATATTATATTCCTTCTTCTAACATGTGGATCGGAAACATTAGGTTATTTAACACTATGATAAAGACAGAAGATCATGACTTTATATTAAGTCAACAGTATGTAAAGGACGAATCTAAATTAATTATAATTGATAACTGTAAACCTCAACTTGATTTACCTTATATTGCTAAAAACAGATAATTATTATGCAGATATCTAATCATGAAAAAATAGACAACTCTAACACTCAAGATATATTCTTAAGGAATGCTACTCTTTCCCTGTTAGATTTGATGAATAGAAAAATAGTAATTGATCTTTTTAGAGAAGGAGTTGTGGAAAAACATGAGATTCCATTTTTCTATAATTTCTCTGGAAACCAAGGATTTATGCAGGATTTCTTTATTGATGTTCCTGATAATTGTAAATATCCTAGCTTTGCTGAAGGTAATTACGAGCCAGTTCCGCGAGGGATACTTACTCTTTCTGGCTTCAATATTCAAAACTCTGACATAACTAATCCTTTTGTTAGAGGGACTTTTACTCAAGAGGAACGAGACAATAACGATAATAAAGTAATGAAAGCGTATTCTTCTAGATTAAGATCTCTTCCTATGAAGTTGACTTTTGACATGAAAGTAATAAGTGACAACCTAAATAAAACATTTAAGATTACTGAAAAGATATTTGATTTTTACTATGCAAATATAGTTACTTATTTTCAATACAGAGGACTGAGAATACCTGCTCAAGTAAAATTTCCAGAAACAATAACTAATGATAAAAAATATAATTTTACCTATAAAGATGATACATATGTTGAAACTAGTTTTCAAGTATCAATGGAAACATATTACCCAAGTTTCGATCAATCGTCTACATTAGAGCGCGGAAATGTAATAAGACAATTTGGAGTAGACAAAAAAATAGCTGATAGCGGATCTAGCATAGGACAGGTATGGACAGATCAGGACTATCCAACTAATGAGTAATGAAAAATAATAGATACATTAAAACATTTGAATCCTTTGAATATCTTCAAAAAGATAAAGATCCTGGTTCAGATAAGACGTATAATGTTACAATCGATAAAATATTGGCTTGGAAGTTTGGAAAAGAATGGAGCGACTACTCTAATTGGGATAATGTTACTAATTATATGTTAATAGATGAAGAATATATCAGCGATTTAGATAAAGGTGAATCTATAGTCATTTTAGATACTCTTGACAAAAATAAAGACGAGCGTATAGAAGTTGATGCGTCTGATAATACTTATAGTATAGATATATCATTTATATTTAATGGTGCTGAGTATTCGTTTGACAGCCCAGATTACCCTTTCACTAATAGTGAAGAAATGAGCGATATCGAAAGGTCCTTGACTTTAAAAATAAGTGAAGAATTAGAAGGGGATGATATAATGATTGATGCAAACATCGTTGATATCGCAATGTATATAGAAGAAATGATTAAAAAAAGCGTAGACTTTAGCGATATAACGTCAGAAGGTTTTAAAAGATGGTTTAATCTCTTAAAATATGGAAATAATTAATATTGATGAATAGAATAAAAACATTTAGTCAATTTAAAGGATCTCAGATGATATCTGAGGGCTTACTGTATCATATAGATAATAACATATCAATATGCGAATCAGTGTTCAGACCAGGATCCGAGTCTCACTTAGGCCTACTTAAAGAGGCAAGGAGTTATTATCTCGAAGGCGCACTAATCCTAGATGATATAGATGCCCAGCTTTTTGAAAACACTGACCTAGGAAAAACTGCAACCTTTAACGGAAGGACTGTAGCATTAGATTTAGTATTAGAGGCTGAATATAGAGGAAAAGAAGTTGAACTTAATAAGCCAAAAAGAGGAGGATCTAAAAAATTCGTAGTTTATGTAAAAAATCCTAAGACTGGAAAAATATTAAAGATACAATTCGGAGATCCTGGTATGACATCAAAAGTAAGCGATCCTAAAGCAAGAAAAAGCTTTGCTGCTAGACATCGATGTAAAGATAAAAAAGATAGGACTAAAGCAGGATACTGGTCTTGTAGAATTAATAGATACGCTCACCTTTGGGGTGGTAAAACATATCCAGGATATTGGTAGATGAAACCTTATATAGATAATAATAAAATACGCATCTTTGAAGATACAGTTAACGAGAGTGAACTTATATGGCACAGAGACGAGGAAGATAGAATTATAGAATCAGTAGAGGACACTGATTGGCAAATTCAATTAGATAATGAACTACCTAAAAGTTTGAATAATAAGGTATATATTAAAAAAGAAGAGTGGCATCGGCTAGTAAAGGGAAATGGACAGCTTACTCTTAAAATAAATAAAATAAAAAATGGAAAATCGACCTGAGAATTATATGTTCTTTAAGAACATTCAGCAGATAGCAAGACAGGCAAAGATATTACAGGACATGGACCCTAAAATGTTAGATAGCATCTTACAGCATGGTCACGACTGGGCAGACGACCATATCTCAGTAGCTAAAGAGAACATGGATCAAGTATTTGATTTCTTTATGAATAAAACTGAAAACCAGCCTCATTCTGATTCTGATAACCATGTAACATTGCAATTTGAAAACACTGCCTCTAGTTTTAGCGACTTTGTTAAATTGAATGAAAAAAAAAGAGGTTAGAATGGCATGACTCAGATGCTCCAGATGCCGAAGGTAGATTTAAAAGTCTAGGAATAACGGCATTAGCTGAATGGTTAATTAAAACAAGAAAGCGGGACATGAGAAAAATAACTGGAAGTTTAAACCAGCAAATAGCCTTTAATAAGAAAAGCGACCCTAAATATGCTAAAAAAATGGAAAAGGTTCGCGAAAAAGTAAAAAGGCTTTTAAATAAAGATAAAAAATAGCTATGAAAAAGTATATTAGAAATTTTAGTCACTTTAAAAAGGTAAATGAAAATATTAATAATCATTTGGAACCTGGCAGTGATCCTCAAGATACAATTGATTTAGTATTAAGCATATGGGACGGCCTAGATGCCCAACTTTTTGAAAATCCGAAAGAGATAATTAAAAAATACGAAGATGAAGGATTTCAAGTAACAACATTATCTCAATTTAAAGAAGAAGGAGAAGAATGTATACCAGATAATTCTGTAGTATTTTCTGAAGATGATCCA